CCAGTTCATCGTAGGTGATAGCCTTATCACCAAAAAATGCTTTTAAAAATTCCATGTTCTTCTTCCTTTCTCCGTCATGTTTTTATATCCGGTGTCACCGGGAACGGTCAACAGTTTATATCCCATGTTGCAGGGGTCATTTCAGCAGCAGTTTAAACGTCATAAGCCTTTTTCGGACAAAAAAACACCCTTGCGGATGTCTTAAAAATGCTATTTTACCCATAGTTGGAAGATTCTGGATCACCGCCTTTCTACTCTTCTGTAAAACATGTATTGGACAGCTTTTTGTATACATCCTCGTACAGCTCCTGCTTATCACCGTTATAGGTATACTCCGCATAAATACCATCGCCGCTTACTGTAGTAGATACCAGGCATTTATAGTTCTGAAGCGTTTTACAAGACCACACCACAAACACATTAGATAAATCAATCGGCGGTGTTGTCGGTGTAACGGCATAGCCGTTTTTGTTATACCATTCCACCATCTTCTTTTTGCACACGCTCTGAAAGTGCGCCATACCTGTAATAATCAATATCTTTGACCTCTCTTTCTTAAAAATGGGTATAAAAATACCACCAATCATTTTTTGACCGATGGTATTAATCAATTATTATTTCTGGTTTGGGATACTTTTTGGGTACCTGCGTACCATATTTCTTAACTGTATAATCATAGTTGTCGGCAACGCTTTTTAATAAATCATCTGCATATGCCGATTGATCAAAATCTATCTCATTTGGAATTTTAGGACAATATCCAAAATGAAGTACAAAATCTTTATGCGCCTTTTCAAATTTCGAGCATAAAACATTCATTTACAACGCCTCCTTTATCTTCTTTTCAAAATATTTCAATGCGTTTGGAAAGTATTTTCCCATTTGTTCGTATCGTTCCTTATCAAATTGCGCCTCAAACATATGAGCAAAAGCCTCTGATGTAACATTGTCTCGATTTTCCCAATATTCTTTCGAATGCGACGCACAACCAATAATATTTCCCTGGGTTACACCATCAAAAATATCTGATATTGCTGAATGTTTCCGCATATCTTTCGGTTCCCCGCCAATAGCTTTATCAACCTTATCAAAAGTCTTCAGATGATGTGCTTTGCCATACGCTATACGATAAGATAATGAATCGTTTTCCAACAGCTGTAAAAAGTACTTGTCATTTGACATATTCCCAGACAAATCATCAATTAAATGGCCATGTTCATGGAACCATGTGATTCCAGCTCCACGAGGGTTGTTTAAATCGGCACCATAATGCATAGATATTTTCTTAGTTCTAATATTATAATGAGCCGTATTTTCATAAAATGCATCCTCAACACTATTATCCCCAACAAACTTGGTAAATAACCGCTTTGCATTCTCTGCTCCATGTGAAAACTTATCTTTTAGGCACGCATAATATTCGCTTGTCATTTCAGAATCATTTCTCAGCTTTTTCTTAAACTTCCCTAAGTCTGATTCAATTATATTAGAATACCTGCCTTTTTCAACCGATTCCAGGTACTTTTTCTTGAATTCTTCAAAATCATCTGTCTTATCCAATCCAAAGATTTCCGCACGCTCTTTTAAAGTCTCAAGTTCTTTCTCGTCCAATGTCCATTTTGCACGTTGCAGCAGACAGCACCGACAGTTACAAACGTTCTTTGCAGAACCGCCAACACCCGGTGCTTGCATTTTCTCACCGCCAACATCGAACGGTTCATCAATTTCCCTGATTTGTCCGTCACACTCCCGGTGTTCGTCCCTTGTCCGTCCGTCAAGTGTGGAATCCCACCGTTTGACTATATCAGCACCCTTTTTCTTTGCCCCATGCTGACCGTCAAGGGCTGCTTCATTCTGTATTCTATGCCCTTCTGTCCGGGCAATCCGTATCGCATTGTTATATGCTTTACGAAAACAGTTCCACACCGTCGCCCTGCGTCAGCAAAGGATCCACATCGATTTCTCTTGTTTTATATTCTTCCCCACACCCCTGACTTTTCCCGAATTCGCTAAACTCTCCTGCCAGCAAAAAATCAGGACGTTTCTCAAGAAGATGCTTATAATCACATCCATTTGTAAGTACATTCATTAGAACAAAGGACAGAACTCCTAAAAATATGGAAAGGCTTGTAATGATAAATCGTGCTTTCTGTCGTGTTATATTTCCCCACGCAATATAGAACATTTCTTCTGTTTCAGAACGTCTGTGCACTATTTTCCCAGAGTGTTTTGTTTTTCTGGCAACTGTAATTTCGTTATAAGCAGCACTCTCAATACAAGACAGCTTCGTTATTTTTCTAATAACGCCTTCCGATGCTATCCACAAAATTCCATTTACAAATACAACAGAAAGCAAAAGAATCCACGGTCTGAAAAAGGAAAGTATTGTATTCCCTCCCATTTCCTGATAAAAATGGAAACCTAATAGTTCCGGTATTAATAAGACTAAAATCAGTGCAGAGATTAAACTTCCCAAGACAGAACCTTTTAACATGAGTGACCTCATTTGTTTCCGGTATATTTTTGTAATCTGTCTTTCTGTGGCTCCGATCGTGTGGAGCAGTCCGAGATTTTGAACATCTTCGCTCATGGATATCCAAAGGACATTGCGTACAAGGAAATATATTCCACACAAAATTCCTATTGTTCCTAATATCACCATCTCATATCCACCTGCGAATTTAGAAACAGCAGTATATTGTGCTGTATCAGAAACGTATATCTTTTGATCTGCACTCTTCATCGGCAATGTCTGATATAATTTTTCCTCTGTTTTACTCCTGTTTAAATGATCACTCTGACTGAAAAGTAAAGTATAAGGACCCTTTTCCAGTTTCAACTCTTTAATTTTGTCATGTGAAATATATCCGATTGCTAATTCATTTCCAGAGTCTGTATACCAGCCACACAATTCGAATTTTTCTTTTGAATGTTCGAACACACCTTTGTATACATCTAAGTTTATTTCCATCCCTTGTTCCGGTTCAGAGATACCAAGTTTTTTCAATGCCCGCTCAGATAATAGAATTTCATCCTTTTTCTGTGGGTAGCTTCCAATCACATTGGTATATGCCGGTCTCCAAAAATTGTTCCAGCTTTCTGAGTCAGCCCAGACTATATCACATATCGTTTTTGCATTGTTCTCCGAAACTTCTGTAGCTTCACCTACAAAAATACTTTTTCCAACTTGTTTTATATAATCCAGTTGTTTTAATTTTGCATATTGTTCTTCTGTTCCATCTTCTATTCTCCCCGAAGAAGAAGTTCCATTTTCTCTGATTAATCTTATTTCTTCTGCCTGTATTTTCCCAAAGGAGATTCCGAATACCATGGTAATAGCAACAATGCCGATTACGATCGAGCAAAATAGAATCGTATTTCTCACCTTTTTTGTGCCTGCAAAATTTTTAGCCAGGAATCGGATTATGTCTTTATTGTTATTCGGAATGTTCTTGTGAAGCATAGTAATCCCTCCTAACAATCGTTACAATCTCTTGTATAGATTTTCCCATCAGACATACGTATTACTCTGTCTGCCATCTGTGCGACCTCTTCTTGATGCGTCACGATCAATGTCGTCTGATGAAATCTTGCAGCACAGGATTTTAGTAATCCTACGACTTCCATACTTGTAACAGAATCCAGATTTCCGGTCGGTTCATCCGCCAGGACAATTGCCGGTTTCGTCAACAATGCCCGTGCTATAGAAACTCTCTGTTGCTGTCCACCGGACAGTGTTGATGGAAAACGTTCTAATTTATCTTTTAATCCAAGTATTTCTACAATTTCATTAAAGAAATCTATATCGATTTCCTTACCGTCAAGTCGCATCGGAAGAACAATGTTTTCACGTATGCTAAGAGAATGTATCAAATTATATTGCTGAAATACAAATCCGATATTTCTTCTTCTGAATATTGTTCTTTCTTCCTTACTGAGATCTTTTAAACTTGTATTTCTGATCCAGACACCTCCAAAATCCGGAATGTCAAGACCTCCTAACATGTTCATAAGTGTTGTCTTTCCACATCCGGACGTACCAACAACCGCTATAAATTCGCCCTCTTCCACCGTTAATGACACACCATCTAAGGCACGCACTTCATATGTATCGGATGTATAATATTTTTTTAGATTCATGGCTTTGATTATATCCATCTTTTCTGTAAACTCCTTTCGTAAATGCTACCTTCAACTCAGCCATAATCTATTATACATGGTACCTCTTACAAACTTCTTACAAGCTGCATATGAACTGTCTCTACCGGAAGATTCACTTCTATAAGCAGCCCTGGCTTCATTTGTTTTGCTTTCATCATCCCTTTTTGTAATAAGACAATCTCTCTGGAAAGGTATAAACCAATTCCGCATCCTTCCTGCCCTCTTGCCTGTTCACCTCGATAAAATCTTTGAAAAATTTTATTTTCTTCTCCGTCTTTTATTCCGATTCCATAATCTCTTATCTGAATCTTATA